TGCGGATATTTGCTCAGTGTCCGGTAGCGCGGAACGACGTAGGTGAAGGTCGGAAGGCCGCCCTCGCCCAGAATGGTCTCATGCTCAACGTCGACATAGAGCGAGAGGAACGGCCGACCGGCGTATTTCTTCCGCATCTTCTTGTCGTCGCCGTAGAGATCATCGGTCGGCATGACGATGTGACGGACCTTGAAGGGCTTGGACGGGTCTTGCTCGCAAGCCTTCTTGATGTCGGCGTGGATGTTGTCCTTGAACTTCCGCTTCAGATTGCGTGCGGACATCTCCAACTGGCGATGCAGCGTGTCCGCCCTGCCCGTCTCATCAAGCATCCATGCGCAATCACGCGGGTGCCAGGCATTGAACAACAGGTGATCACGGCCCGAGCTTTCGCCGACGGAGAGCACCGGGTTGCCGAACGACACCCAATCGTGGTCAGCCTCAATGACCGAGGCTGTAAAGTTGGCACGGCGATCATAGACCAGCCGGCGGTAATCCTTCGTCGCCTTCTCGAGCCACTGTGCCGTGGCCGGGTCTTCGTCGATCTCCTCGATGCCCGTCTTGACGCCGAACCAATCGCCTTGACGCAGCACGGCATTAATGGAATTCGCCAGCGTCTCGCGCGCCTGGACCGGATAGCTGTCCATCAGGTCGGTGGAGAAGTCGTCACCGAGGGCGAGCGATGTCGTGAAGTCGGTCCGGAGCGGATAGAAGTGGTCGGCGATCTCCTGGCACAAGCTATTCCATGGCTGCTTCTTGCTGAACAGGCCCGTGCCGATGTTCACCAGTTCCTTCGCGCGACTATCTTCCATCGTCAGCCAGCCTGACCGAGAAAGCTGTTTTTATATGCCCCGCCCACGCCACTTGCGGCGCCAGCAGCAGCGCGCTGTGCCCGGTTGGTGAGAACCGTAGACGTGCGGCCGGATCGCGCCTGCGTGGCTGCTGCGGCCCTACGGCGGGCATCCGCGATAGCCGGATCTTCCTCGTCGGGCATGCGCGGCGGCGGCGTGACCTTTTGCTCTTTCTTGGAGCCGAACAATCCACCCATGGCCTATCTCCTTCGTTTCATGCTGGCGTGGCCCAGGTTGACCGTGGGGCGCCCTTTCGGGTTGCTGTGGGCTCGGAGCTTCACCGACACGGAACTCTCGCCGTAGGACCAGCCATTGACGACAGCGTCGCCCTTGTCCGGTGATCGGCCGATCCGCTTCTTGATGTCTTCCTTGGCTTCGATCTGGATGCCGCGGGGCCCGAGCTTCCATGTCGGGGCGCAGAGGTCGGCCAGCAGTTCAGCATCCGGCGGCAATGCGACCGGCTCGCCCAGGTTCGGTTCCAGGGCCTCGCGGAACTTCCACCAGACCTCGGCGCGCTTGTTGGCGAACTTCAGCTTGCCGTCGCGAGTGCGCTTGTTGCTCTCATTCGAGCCGTTGTGCGCATGCAGCGTCAGACCGGCGACGTTGCTCTTCAGGTGCGAGTAGACGCCGGAGCCATAGCCGCCGCCCATGTCTATCACCACATCGCAGCCATCGCGCATGATGCCGACAGTGCGCGCCGCCAAGTCGATCGGGTCGACCATGCCTTTGAGCTTGTCCGAAATGACCTTGTCGTACCAATGCCCATGGCGCCGGGCGTATGTGTTCGCATCGCCGCCGCCGAGCGCCACGTCGTGGCTGAGGACCGTCATGCCGACGTTTGCCGGCGGTGTCTCGGTCCATCTGGCTTGCGCCTGCAGCACCCACTGCGTCGGGATGACCTGAAATGCGTTGTCCTGCGTGGCGACGTCGAACCGGCCTTCGCGCATCATTGCGCAGCGGTTCAGGCATCGCCTCTATAACGGACGCATAGCCGGTTTCTGCGAGGTCCGGGTTGTCCTCAAGCAGCGCCGGGATGAATGTTCTGGACCGCGGCACCTCGCCTTTCGGCCCGCGATAGTCAGGCGTGACTTCCGTATCCTCGCCGTCGATCGTCGTATACCAGCGCAGTTCCCCGGGCTTTGCCGGGTTCGGGTGCGTCGGGTTGAGCCATGGCCCCCAGCGCTTTGTCACCCATTGGCCTTCTGCTGTCGTCGGCGGGTTGCCTGTGGCGATCACGCGGCAGCGCTGTGTCGGGTCCGCCGATCGGTTCCAGCCAATGATGTAGCTGTACTGGCTCTCGGTGAACTGGGTGATCTCATCGAAGCCCTTCAGGTCGTGCGGGACGCCCTGATAGTTCTCTTTATCTGCCTCATACTGGCAGTGGCCGAGGTCGATAACGCCGCTGTCGTGCTTCCAGATGCCCGCCTGGTCGCTGAAGCCATCGTATGACCCGAGGATTCCGTACAGCTCGCGCTTGATGCCCTTGAGGTTCTTGGATACCCGACGAAGGATCAGGGCGTTCTTGTGCTCGTTGACTGCGACGCCGCAAAGCAAGGCCGATTTGCCGCCTCCTGCACCACCGCCGTAGAAAAGCTCATCGGCTTCGGAGAAATACGCTTCCGTCTGCGGGCCAGGGTTTGGCAACCACTTGCGGCCATTCCTTAACTCGTGCGCAGCCGACAGGATGTCATGCTGCTTCGCTTCCGGCAGAGCATTGAAACTCCGCAGGATGTCATCCAGCGTGCCGGAAGCGCTCATTCGTCGCCTTGCTCTTTCGATGCCCGCATACCGGCAGCAAGGCCGAATGCGATCTCGCGGGCGAGGTTGCGCGGAGACGAGGCTTTCTCTTCCACCTGAATAGGTGCACCGGCAGGGCCGGAATGCTCAACCTGGGAACGCTCACGCCAATCATCGCCAGCCATGTTCTTCAAGCCGAAGATCACGAGCGTTGCGTTGCCGCCGCCGTCCTTGGCGTTTTTTCGTCCCAATTCCTCCCACCAGGCAGCGCATTGAGCCTTGCCCTTTTTTATGGCTAAGGAAAATTCGAGGTGGGTGTTGCCCCATTCGGTGATCGTATCGCGGGAGACTCCGATCGACGCGGCGAAGGAAGTGAGGCTCGCGCCCTCCTTCATGTGCTCGACGACCATCTCGCAATATGCTGGATCGTACTTGCTGGGGCGACCGACGGGGCGCTTCTCTTCGCTCATCGGATCCGTTCCACATTACCCGGGATATGGGTGACGAAACGCCACGACCACGGACCACACTTGAACCTACGACCGTTGATGATTTCTCTTGCCGCCCACCTTTCAAGGTCTGCGAGATGCAAGAACCTCTCCTGTTCGCTGACCAGGCGCGCCCGTTCCCCCGCGATTTTCAGTGCGGCCTGGCGTTTGGCTGCCTCTGATGCGAGGTAGTTGAGGTAGCCGAACATTAAGCCCACCCCGCCACCTCAGCCATAAGCGGCCGAGGATCATTGCTGCACTGGAAGTATTCAAGGCCGGCTTGGACGGAGTAGAACGTCTGCACGGTCTTCTCCTGATTGACGACCACTTCGCGGGTGTTGACGTCGACCCGGTTGATCGAGGATGCGCGGATCCAGCGCTCGCCGAATCCTTGAGCCGCTCCGCTCCCGCTGTCAGGCAGGAGACGGATCAGCGGGCCCATGATGTGTTCGTTCATAGCCATCACCCCCAAGTGACACGGATGACCGCGATCGCAAGGATGATGAGCGCTGCGGATTGGAGTAGGTCTATCATAGCTAGTCGCCTCCTAGCCGGTTGCCTTACGCCTTGACGACGAAGTAGCTAACGACCAGCGTGCCGTTGACCGCGGCGCTGGCGTGGATGTTCTGGATGGTGATGGCGACAGAGCCAGCAGCCGCAAGGACGTCAGCGATCGTCGGCGTGCCCGTGGTGGCGGTGCCCTTGCAGACCGAGACATAGACCTGGTCAGCCGCGGCGATCTTGGAGTTCGTCAGGGTCAGGACGTGCGTGGCAGCCGCGGCCGTGGTCAGGGCGCCGGTAGTGATCTTGCCGGATTCCTTGTTCAGCGTTGCCGTGCCCGTGCCGCCGGTGCCTGTCGCCGTCGCGGTCTTGGTGCCTTCGCCGAAGGATGGTGCGCCCTTGCTCTTGAGGTTGCCGAACTCGTCGACGCCGAGCGCTTTGCCGTAGATCGAATGATAAGCCATGGTGGATGCTCCTTATGATTGCTGTTTGCTTGGGAGTTTGCCCGACGGGCGCTGTTGGCTTTTCAGCCGAACCAGAAATAGAGGGTGCCGCGCAGCGTGTTGCCGCCGTTCGCGATCGTGACAGTCAGGGTTTCGCCGCCGACCGCCATCTTGTCTTCGACCGGCTCGCCGCCTGCTGCATAGAGGGATGCCGCGCCCGTCTCGTCGTGGGTCGGCATACGGGGCGCCTTCGAGAATGCCGAGGTCCCTATGTTGTCTTGGTTGACGTAGACGAAGCCCGTGGTCGTTCCCACGACATCGAGGTCGGCGCCAGTGTCGAGCGGGCTGCCGCTTGGAACGTAGCGATACTGCAGGAGGCTACCGGATACGGGCTGTATCACCTTGGAGAAGGCGCCAGCCGCGTCTGTCACAACAGCGACGGAGATCAACTGAACAG